AAAGCAGCCTATGCCCCATGCCCCGCTCTCGCTACTCAGAATCCCCATTCCTCGCGTTACACCGATGTCTCAATTTATTATCGACGAGGCCTCCGCCGACAATGACGACTTCGCCGATCAACATGACCTTCCCACAGTCGCACAAGCGACTGCCAAGAGCGTCCGGTGGTCCGCCAAGAAATTCCTTTTAACATACTCTCAGTGTTGCGAAGACCCCGACGACATCTTCGCCAAAATCAATGTGCTTCGCGAAGTCGAAAGAGCCGTCGGTTGCATTGAACTGCACCAAGACGGCAACCCTCACGTCCACATCGCGGTGGAGTTCAAGAAGAAGCTTAACACGACCAACTGTAGATTCTTCGACTACTCGTTCGATGCGGACTGCACGAACTACCATCCCAATGTCACCGTCGCGGACTCGTGGCCAAAATGTATTAATTATTGCCGCGGCAAAAATAAGACCCTCATTGAACTTTATCAGTGGAAATGTACCTTTCAAGAAGCTCTCGATGCGAGTGCTGCCGAAGGAGGAAAAAAGAAATATGATCTTTTCGCCGTCGCCGCCGGCTTCGCCGACAACCAGCGAGCGTGGACTCAATGGTGCTACGAGCACGACGTCTCTCCCCTCTGGAAGTCCGACGTCTGGCGACAACTTCGAACACCGGTCGGCGTCTCCAGTCGCGATGAGCCAATGGAACTGGACGCAGTGCGCCCAACAACGATTGACCCCCGATTTGCCTTTATGGTCCTCCCAGAGCACTTCAGACAGTCTGTCGTCCTGCTCGGACCTAGTAACTGCGGAAAGACCACGTGGGCTGTCAACCACATGGTCGAACGCTTTGGGAAAATCCTCGTCGTCAATGAAATCGATGACCTGCGCCGACTTGATGCCACGCACAAGGGAATCGTCTTCGATGAAATTCGATTCACCGGTGACCTTTCAACGGGAAAGGGTAAATGGCCTTTACATAGCCAAATTGCTGTAGTTGACAACGCACTTGGCCGTAGCATTCACTGCCGTAACATCAATGCATGGATTCCCAAAGGGACTCCCAAACTATTCACTTGCACAGAAAAGTTCTGCTTCACTTATAACTATCAGGTCTGGCGCCGTCTTAACATCATAAATCTGTATCCGGAGCCAGAGGAAAACTTCTGGATTCATTAATAAATATTAAATTGCCTTCTTGCCAACCAAAAACCCGCCTCCGGCGCCCTAACCCTAAATGTCGGGGCGGGTGTGACCCTAACCCTAAATCTCGGGGCTGGATTAGACGCCGCCTCCGGCGGCCTGTACCGTGGTGATAGCGTCGGTGTCGTCCAAAACCACTGCCGTTATGTTGTTTGTCGACATTCCGTCAAAGTTGACGTGTTGGCGACGCTCCCGAGTGAACTGAGAAAAGGATGCAGATGTCTTTGTAACTACATCCAAAGCAACTGCTGTCATCCCGATCTGATTGTTGGTCGCCACGTCCGGATTGTTGCCGATACTCCCACTGGCTACCAGTATCGTAAAGCCCGTTAATCCAGGGATGTATGTCCCTCTGGTATTCAAGTTGGTCTGCGTAATATCGGGAATGTTCCCGATCTTGTCCACCTGTGTGTCGAACATGTTCCGAGGGCGGACTGTAACATGGTGGTGGTGTACTTCCCCCGACGAGAGTGTCTTGCGAGTGACCTTCGCAACTCTGTAGAGCTTGCAGAATGCTGACGAGTGGAACGGGGTGGTGCCAACGCTGTTGATCGTAGTCGCTCCCAGGTAGGCGCCCGCGGCTATCCTCTCCACCTCCAGACCGTTCCTCCAGTCCGCCAGCGGGTCCGCCTGATTGGGGATTGGGCTCAGTTGCGGTGCTTGGTTCGGGTCGACACCCGACCTCATCACACAGTCGTAGAGCGTTATGTCCGCGTCCTGGTTCGACATGTTGCGAATCATTTGATCGTAGTGCAGTTTGTTCACCACGAACTTCATCGTGTTGCGAACTCCCTGTCGTCGTCCCGTTGGTCCGCTGTAAGTCTGCGCTGCGCTCGAGTTGGTGTTGTTGGCGAGCCATCTCTCAGCAGTGTCCAGAAGGCTCTTGTCGATCGTAAATTGACTCTGGCTAGCGGTGTCTCCAGTCTCTCCTGTTGCGCGTAGCCCATATGTGGGTAGAAGAACGACAGACTGAGTGCTTGAAGTTCCCGACACTCGTTGAGTAACAGTGCAATTGAACGTAGTTGGGAGCTGGGTGCGTTTGAATCCGCTATATAGTTTTGCACCAGAGCCAATGCTGAAATTACTCGCGCCAGTTTTCGCAATTGCATTTGCAAAAGAACTCCGTTTGCTGCCGCCGCCTCGTCGTTTTCCTCCTCGGAGCTGCTTGCGTGGGCGGGACTTAAATACCCGGCGCTTGGCCGGGGGGGCGGCCAAGACCGAGCCACGACGTTTCGTTCCGGCGTAGACCGTCGCCTTACGCTTATTAGATCTGGCAACTCGTGCTCGGATACCAGTACGGGCGTACTTTGCCATCCTCGCGCCAATGAGAGCTCCCTTGGTGTTATTGTAGATAAAGCCGAGCGTTGCCCCGGCTGCGCGTCCTGCTAATTTGTAAGCCATGCGCGGGCGGGCGCGAACGTCGCACCCGCTTTTATAGCAAATTTTTCGACAGCTGCGCGCAAAAAAATTTGAGGGATACCGTATCCTGATCGGTGATCATATGATCCGGTTGTGTAACATATGCCCCATGGGGCGTAGGCTGCTTGGAATCTTATATA